CAGTCAAGGAAGTTAAGTCCATACATGCTGGTTTTGCATGGGCGAACAGAGAGGACCGAAAATGGTCTTAAGTGTGGGTTGCTCCCGGGGAGTAACAACTTACGGCTACCGATGGCGCAGCCAGCCACAAATGGCGAATACGAGGTCCGATTTACAGCGCGCGTAAATAGGCCACTAGAGCAGGTACCTTCCTCCTGCATTGCGGTAAAATCCGCCCCACGTCGTGCCCTCTGTCGAAGGCAAGGACCGTCTTCTCAAGACGGCACCCGGATAAAGACCGCTTGTAAAGCTGCCATCTTACACCGGGGCGACGCTAGGGGGGGTCGATGGTTTACCCTCTAGTGGACTACAATACACTCAAACGTAGTCGCTCTACCTCACCAGCGTGTTAATTAAACCAACTCTAATTAACCATAACGCTACTCAAAGTTCTCCCAGCTACATATGGGACACCGTCCTCAGACTTCTATCGGCAAATTGTCTGCACGGATGAGAAGAGAGACGGGAGGGGGGTAATGCCGCTGGACCTTTCCTACCTCTACCACGCGAGGGCGTGTAGTGAGGAAAGGGTGGTCGTCAAACCACTTGGTATTGGTGTGCTGGAGAAAGACCTCCTGGTCTCTCCCCCAGGACTTGTACTCCTCGTACAACGTCTTGGGCCAAACAAAGGCCCACCGCATCCCAATCCACCGGTATCGCCGGAGAGCGAGTTCTTGAGGCATCCTTCGAATCCTGGCAAAGGACTCTCGGTCAAGTTTAGCTTCGTAAGGTACCACCCTTACTCCAGTCCACTTACCGACGTTCTCACGCTGGAGCATCGCTGCTACAGGAGTGATCACGGATAGGAATTCAGCTCGAGGAGGAGGCCCAATGACACATGGCACCTCTCTCCTCTCCCCTTTCTCGATTAAAGGACATCCGCTCCACAACGCGGACGCACGAAACCAACGCTTCTTCACGAGCTGGCCTCGCCACCAGGGTCCGAGAGATGACAACTCCTCTCGGACGCCCCGAAGGGCGATTTCATGTCTGAGCTCCGACACCACCATCAACTGGTGACTCCTCGAAAAGCTCGACATACCCACAATGACGGACCTCAACATTGGTCCAGGCTCGCGTCGGTTGAGACGGAGAAAAGACAAGACTGGCTTGGAAATCATCGCCGATTTCCGCCCGTCGAAGACCTGACTGTTTAGTTCCAGGTACCGACGCGAGCGTCCTGTTTTTTCCTCGTTCACGATGAGACCATATCTGCTAGTGACAAGTCGCCAGACTCCGAAGAACCTGTCATCACCACAGAACATGCAATCATCACCGTTAAATCTCCCGACACGACTCCTATCCCCCTGGTCACGGATATCGCAGGCGATATCGAAACAAGCCTTGTTGAGCAGGCACAACAATGGAAAACTGACTAGGTTCCCCATCATCGAACCCCTCTTGATGGCGTGGGACTCTCCCACGACAAAAGGGTTATTCCACCGGAGGTTTTGGAAGCTGCCCACCAAAACATCTCGTTCACGAGCCGTTAGCTCCGCTGACCTCGCGATCTCTCCTACAATGGCGTCGACAGCGGAAAGGTAGATGTTATCAGTGGCTGACTGGTAGTCACCACTGATATAGAGCTCACCTTCCCGAATGTCACGCTGGACAGCCGCAAAATCCCCTTTGGTTACGTCCCCACGGACACACCACCCCAAAGCGGTGATATGTGCATAGAGAGCATTATGAACGGGAGTCAACACGCGCTTGACCTCCGCGGACTGCATTGTAACAGTCCTAAACTTGCCTTTCTGCTTGGCGACCCCGACGCGCACAGTCG